CAATGTGTCTTCAACATTTTCTATTTCTTCATCATCAAAGAAGTCCATGTGTTTGTTATCGTCTACAACTGATACGTGTAACGGATTGACACCATGAAGTTTGTCTAGGAATGTATCAAACCAATATGGGTTCTCCTTTTCTATTACGATTACCTTTACAAACTTTCCTCTGTACTTTTCATAATCGTCATTAGCAATCGATTCAAAAGATTCTTCGGTATCATTATAGAATGCCTTTTCAAACATTGTTAGTGGATTATGCACAGGTAACATTTCTCTTGTATCAGTATCAAAGATATGGAAATATTTTTCGTCTCCAAAATCTGACCAAGTGAATTGCATTTGTGAACCTACGTAGCGTATATTCTCTACGTCTGTTTTGTGGTGGAAGTGACCACTGTAAACTTTTTCAAATCTCTTCAAGTAACTTGGGTTTAATCCGTGTGAACATACCATTGCAGGATTCATCATGGCACCTTCTATTTCAAAGTGTCCCATACAGATTGGTGCTGGTGCGGATTGAAAGAACTCTATATTGTCTGCATAGTTTTCATTATTAATCCATGGAACAAGTGCAACATCTAAACCGTCATATTCTTTAACTACAGGTTCTTCATGTACAGTGATATTAGGTTGACCGTATAGTAATAAGGCAGGTGAGTTTACTTCGTTAGTGTTCTTATAATAGGTATCATGGTTACCTATTATCAAGTCCATTGTAATACCTCTTTCTATCATAGGTTTTACAAAGTGCTCAATGTTTCTTTGCATGGACGCAAAGTTTATGAATTTTCGTCTATCAAAATAATCACCCATATGAATGATATGTTTGATATCGTGTTGGTCTAGATATGGAAAGAATATCTCTTTATAGAAACGTCCCTGATAATCAGACATTTCAACCATATCGTTCCTGACACCGCAATGTGTGTCATTCAAAATAGCTATTTTCATTAAGTGTTGTTTTTGCTCAAGTCTTGGTCAAGATTTGCTTTTGCTTTACCTGACTTCTTTTTACTTTTACGTGGTTCATATTCCACGTGGTTCATGTGTTCCTGCATCCATTCTACGTTTGTATTTACAAATGTAGGGTCATGAGAACCGTCAATAGTAGTATAAGCGTCCATTGTAATACCCGCTTCTTCTATCTGTTTTTGCTTGATAAAGACTTGTTTCTTTTCTTTTTGAATACGTCTTAGGAATGCATAGTAACAAATTTGTGTAACGTATGCGAATGCATTGTTAGATTTTTCAACGTTGAAGTTGTTTATATACTGTAGACAGTTTTCTATAGCGTCACAAATCATTTCATCTCTATAGGTATAGTTAATGAAATTTGGACGTGTGGACAAACGGGTTGCAATCTTGTAAATACACTCACCAATATATTCTGTCATACGTGGTGGTTGTTTACCTTTTTCTTCTGCAAGTTTAACGGACGCATTGTACTCCGCAACGGCAGCTGTAAACTCTTTGTTATTTACGTAATGTTCCGCTTGTTTCTTATCAGTGGTTTTTTTAGTCATGTATCTATTATATGTTAATACTTACTAATATGTAAGAGGGTTTTTAGTATTTATCCAACTGAAAGTTGTATCAGATAAAAGGATAACAACATCATACCCATTGCAGAAAACTGTATCACTGACGCAATTGCAACAAACAATAAAGCTCTATCCGCCCACCATTTACCTTCCGTCTCTTGCCATTTAGCAATCTGTTCAGGTGTAGCGTCTCTAGGTTGGAATTGGAACTTTAACTGTTCAGGAATTATATCGGAATCGGAGTCCTCTACTTCTATTGGTCTTTTCCAAGAATCTAAGATTTTTCGTTTACTCATAATAATTTAATGTAAAAAGTATCTAGACAGAATCATTTCTATCTGATATCCTAACTATGTCGCCCCGACAAGCTAGCTTATATAATGATTACAATCTATACTGTAGTATCGTAAGATACATTATTATAAAAGGTATCGCTATTGGAAGAGTCATTAGTGTGACCATTTGCACTGCATCGCAGAATCGGCAATAAATGCCATTTTCTCTTAGTCCGTCAACCTTTCGCACCATGCTCTTCATTGCGTATGCAATTGTGGTCATGGTTTCTCCATATAAACAGGGTTAATGAAACAATATAACTGAATGTTATATCAATCCGTTTTATTTATAACTGTAAAATTCCTAAGACATAATTCTCAGCAGCTGACTCTGCATATGATTCAGAATGATTCTTATACACGATATCCTTCTTCCACATATGGTCTTCGTAATACCTGCAACCATACCCTTGGTCAGTTACATATACCTCTGCCTTTTTCAACTTATCGTCACTCCAATACTGGTGTAACAAATGGTCGAACTGTTTCATACCTTGTTCGTCTTCTTGTAACATATTTAAATACCAAATTGCCATTAGTGAAGAATCTTTTTGCCTTTAGTAATCAGATGTTGTTCATACTCTGTTTCTAAATCAAAATCTTCATCTTCCAATATTTCCAATCTCCTGAGTTCTTCGGGTGTGATTGGGCCTCCAGTTGCGTCCATGATACTCTGCATTGCTCTATCCACATATGCTTTTATATCGTCTTGATATTCTTTTCCTGACTTAACTGGTATGGTTCCGTTCTCAACCATTTCTAACCACCTAGCAGATGCATTGTCATAGTATTTAACGAATTGCTCGTTAAGTTTATTCCTATGTACAATGTGATTGTCGGGAATGAATAAAGTCGGTTCTGCACTGAGAGGTGCATAAGGAATAAACGTTGATAGGGTATCATTAGTTTGAGTCAATTGTAATTGACATATCATAGGAAGTGTAATGTGTATACCTTCCTGTGAATCTCTTACCATTCCGACTATATCTAAACCAGTCTTGAGTTTGATTACCTCATACTTGTTTGGTGCTAAAGATGTTACGTTATCCATATCTATATTTAGTTGGTTCATAATTTAAATTGTTTAATGTTATAAGGAAATTGTTCCTCGTTGTAAATATTTATACGGTCTTTTAAGTGACGTAATGTGTAGTTGTCTCCCCACAAATCGTCTGCGATATCAAATAGTCTTAGATTTTCTTTACCATTACCCTTTCTCAATCCACGTCCAATGGATTGTAAGTTACGTATTCTAGATTTAGAAGGCGAAGCAAAAATTATGTTATCTATCTTCTTTATATTAACACCAGTGCTGAAGGTGCCATATGACGCAAGAATACAGGCGTCATCTTGTTTCTCTACCAATCCTCTAATCTCTTCTCTATCTTTTGTATCAGTTCCACCATAAACATAATGAAGATTATCTATTCTTTCTTTCATTAATGTGTATAAAACAAATCCATGTTTTTCTACATACTGAAACAAACAAAGTGTGTTCCCTTTTAGTGAGTAAACAAGATTACATATGAAATCATTTCTCTTTTGATTCCCTACTAAGTAATCCATTTCGTCCTGATACTTTAACTTAGCAGTTTTCTCATGTTCCAATATGATAACGTCAATGTCTATACTTGCAATTGTACCTTCCTCAATAAGGTCGAAAGTTGATATAACCTTAGTCGCTGGCCCAAAGAGTCCTTCTAACTGTAGCCTGTGGACTTCTGTACCGTCTAACGTACCTGTAGTACCAAAACGTACTGCGGTACTTCTCATTTTTTCGAGGATTCCTTTGAGGACGTTTGCTTTGAAGAGGTGGGCTTCGTCTCCGACAACAACTTCAAACTTCGCAAGAACGTCAGTAGGTGCTTTAGATAAAGACTGCCAAGTTGTAATCGTAATGTCTGAATCGAATACAGGTTGCCCGCTGTATATTTTGCAAATTTCTTTATCATATCCATACTCCTGAAAATCTTTTGTCATTTGTTCTACCAAAGAAGTAGTAGGTACAATGACAATTGTTTTTTTATTATAATAACGTGCAAGTAAATAAATGATTAATGACTTACCACTCGCAGTCGGTGATACTAGTAACTTTCTTCCGTATTCGATACTCTTTAGAAATGCTTCCTTTTGATAATCTCTAGGTTCAAACGGTAGGTTTAATTGGTCTATAAACTTATTGTATTCGTCTTCGGTAATTTCATTCTTAGTAATAACGTCTTCTTCTACCGAATACTTGTATTGTCTTTCTTCACAGAACTCAGCAATGTATGGAAGTAATCCAATATAGATTTTGTGTGTCTTGATACTGAACAGATATACTTTACCGTCCCAACGTCTATTTTTATAGGAAGGCATAAATTTTGCGTTAGGTACTTTAAATGAAAAGTAATCGTGCAAGTCTTTAGCGATTGAGTCGTCACACGAAATCTTCATAAAGACTTCATTGACTTTAGAAATTTTTAAGTCCATGCTGGGCCGTTGTACCAACCTACTATTGATACTCTAGTTCCTCTCGTTACTGGTGTGACTTGGTGATATAACCAACTTGGAAATAAACATATTGAACCGATTGCTTGTGCACTGAATGGTAAAGTTCTTACTGCTTTATCGATATCAAGTTTTTTATCACCAAACTTAATTTTATCAAACTGTGGATTTGGTTCTAACCATTGAAACTTACCACCTTCATAATCTAAAGGGTCAGATAATTGTATAGTCATACTAATCTTTCTGTGTTCTGGCATTCCTTCCATACTCATGATTGACTCACCACCATGGTCTGTATGCCATGTATAGAAATCACCTGTAGGTAAATCAGGTTCGTAGTCGTAGATTGTGTATTGAAAGTTTTCTATCCAAGATAAATTGAAGTTCCAACCACACTCGTCCATTCCTTGGGCAACAATCTCATTAATCTTTTCCATGATATTGTCAGGCATTCTATACCTTGGGTCTTGACCAAGAAACCATTTTACCTTTGATTGTCTTATTTCAGCTGCCACGGACATGTCTACTGAGTCAGGTGCCCTATCAGGGTCATTCATTTGTCCGTTTCCTGTACGTCCTAAATCTAATGGAATTCCTTTGGCATGTTGATGTATTTGTGCAACTTCTTCTCTAGTAAAGAATTCAGGTGCTGTAAACATATAATTATTGAGTATCATTGTCCCGCCATAAACTTTCGCCAGTCGATTGTATTCTTAATCGTTTGGTGTCTCCAAGTGATATTTTGCATACACTCTTTCAAGAAGTTGATAACGATTTTTTGATACTCCACTTTACCATTCATTCTTTGTAAGTCTTGGTCAGCGTTATACCATATCTGCATATCATTCTTCATGACTTTGAGACCGTCAAAGGGGTCGTCTTCCCAACCAAGTTCTTTTATTTGTTCCTCAGACATCTTTCCGTTATACCATAACCACTTATTTTTAAGCAGGATATTGTATTGGAATTCTAAGTTCTTGAGAACCAATATATTATCGGTCAAGAATTCTTGATATTTTGCGTGTAGTTTGGGGACTTCTAGAGACGATTTATCTAGTTCGATATCGTCAACTTCACAATCCTTAGCCCACTCTTTGCGTAGCTCTTCTAAGTTCATACTATAATTATATCACGAAAATGTGTTTTTAACTAGTGGTTCCTATCTCATAATAAGTAAATCTAAAGTCTACTGTACATATTACAGCTTCACCACTCTCTCCTGATGCAAGTTCCAATCCACTTAGTGACGTTGGAAATGCGTCATAAAATTTAAAGAATCTGTTTGGTATATTCTTATTTGTATTTAGTACGAGTGTAATCATGCTATATTGACTTAGGTCATTACCTGCACTTGAAAACTGGTTTGTTGCTGTTGCAGTTGTACCAACAAGTGTTTTGTACTTAGACGGGTCTTGTATAGGTACAATAGAATCCATCCAATCATATACTTCTTTGAAGTTCTGTAAATCTTCGTCTACCAAAAACGATACAGATAACTTTTCAAATTCAACTTTATCGCCTGGAAAATATGCGTCCAGTCCTATACCTGCTGGTACAGCAGTCTCACTGAATGATATGCCAGGAATATTTGCAGTACGCACGAAGTATTCCACCGTTGGAACTTTATCGATGAGAAGTCTAAAGTTGTTCTTTTGAAGTATAGATTTGTTAATCGTAGTCATATACCTATTTAGGTAATTTCTAAGACTGTTCTGATTCTAACTTTAACTCACTGAGTCCTGCTAGTTTGATAACCTTGGGTAGTCTACCGCACTTCATAAATTTATGAAATCTTTTGTTTATTTGTTTTATATACGCCATATAGTATATAGACACGAAAGTGTCACACAACTGTCACAATTGAGACACAAAAAAGAAAAACCCCACCGAAGTGGGGTTTTAGATACTACCGTCCTGCACGAATGATTTGTATCACTTTTATTTAGAACAAAAAAAACCCCAGCGAACTGGGGTTTTTAATTTCGGTTGAGTAACTATTCTTTATAGAATGTTAGATACTGCGAACTTTCTGTAGTATTGGTTTGTACCAGCAGAAGCTAGACCATTAGCAGGTGTAGAACCTACGAATGGGTTAGATACCATTCCGTATCTAGTTTTGAAACCAATTTTTGGTTGGAAAGTATTCTCACCAACGGCACGAACCATTTGTAATGGAACGTATGGGCAATAGAAAAGTCCAGCGTCATAAGGGTTAGACCCTCTGTAACCGACAGTCAAGTAATCAACACCAGCATATGGGTCGATATAAACTTTAACTCTACCGTTTAGAACACCAGCAAAAGTATTACCAGTATCGTCAACGTTAATGTCAGTGTTAAGCGCAGGAGTATAATCTAATACACCAGCCATTGATAAAGCAGATGCAACGTCAGAAGAACAAAGGATAAAGTTACCTTTACCACGTCTTGTTTCTTTTGCGATTACATTTGATTCTCTTTCTATTTGGAATAATAGACCTTTGAATTTCTCAACTGACCAACGTCCGTTAGCATCAACATCTAAGTTGAAAGTACCAGCAGAAGCAGTTGCAGATGCACCTACTTTAGCTTGTATGTTAACGTTTCTTACTACTTCTCTGTTGATTTCCGCAAGGATTTCAGATGATAGTATGTTAGCGAGTTCAGATTCAGCGTCTAGACCGTGAATTGCTTTAAGGTCTTGTGCCAATTCTAAAGTATATTCCGCTTTAAGTGCTCTTGATTTAGCAGTTACTGTAGCTTTCTCAATTGTGAAAGCCATTTGAGCGAATCCGTTGGAAGCTTCGACATCACCTAATGCTTCTGCAGTTGCAGTAGACATACCTGAACCAGTTGTGTCTTCATAAGAAGGCGAACTAGTGTCAAATGGGTCACTGATTGCAGCTGTTAATGCACCAGCTGAAGTTGTCTGAGCAGCAGCCGAATAAGGAGTATGAGGTTCGTCAAGCCCTAAAGCTTCAGTTTTACCTTCACGTCCTTGAGTCGGATAGTCGTTATACCTTGCTTTCATAGCAAAGATAAGTCCTGTTGGCCCAGTCATTGGTTGAACACCACAAATGTCGTAAGCAACCAAGTTAGGCATAGCTCGTCTTACTAGACTAATTAGGATTGGATCCCAGTTAGATACAGCAGAACTGCCAGTAGCATTTAAAGGTGCAGCTTCGTCAAGAGAAACTCTATCTTCGTTAAGAGCTTTTTCTTGGTTTTCTAGGATTACTGCGGTAACAGCCTTCTTGTAAGAGTCTTCGATTTTTGGCAAATCAGAATGCTCTAGGATAGGTTGCCACTTTTCCTGTAAGTTTTCAGATAAAAACATTGTTTTTAATCTCCTTTAAATTAACCTAATGGTTTTAGTTTACTAATTGCGTCAGAATACCTTTGAAGGGAAGGGTCTATAACAGGTGAAGAGTTTTCATCTTCAAGCGTTCCAGTTCCTTCTTCAACTACGGTATCCTCAGAAATAGATTCACCTTCAATACCGAAGTATGCTTCTTTGATTTCACCAATCTTCTCTTGGAAGTCAGCTTCGTCATTGAAGTCTACACCGTTTGCAAGTGATTCTAATTTCTCTTTCTGTGATTCAGTTAAGTCCGAAGACGCATCCCTTACCACATTTTCTCTCTTGAGAGTGTTCAACTCTTCTGCGATGTCCATATTTGTTTGAACTTCGGAGTCAAGTTTAACTTCCATCTCATCGAGACGATTAGAAAGCTCATCAATCACGTCATACTTATCTTCGGGAACGTCAACATAATGTTCTACGAACAATGTTTTCAATCCTGAAATAAAGTTTTCAGTCATTTCAGCTTTCAAACCTCTCTCGATAGCTAATTCGTTTTCTTTCGTCCACTCGTCAGCAACGTAAGACAAGTATTTGTCAACTGCTTCACTTAAGTCGGCTTTGACCTTATCTACTGAGGTTTGTAATTCTGTTTCGTAAGCTTCTTTCAATCCTTTTTCAACTTCTGCAACTTTACTTGATACTGCAGCTTTAAAGATTGTTTTAGCTTTTTCTCGGTTCTCTTCTGACAAGTCTAATGCTTCTGAGATTGCATTTAGGTCGTCTTCAATTTCAATCTCTACAAGTTTAGATTCGAGTTCTTCGGAAGTTTCTTCGTCAACAGATTCTTTTTTCATCTTCTTGTCTTCGTCTTCTTCCTCTTCGTCCTCGACACCTTTCATCTTGCCGTACATCTCTTGAACCTTTTCGTCATCTAGTTTTTTAACTAGTTCGACAATGTTTCTTGCGATTTCTGCCTTAGTCAAAGACTCGTCAACCTCATCTTCTGAAATAGAAGAGAAAATACCTTGAAGGTCTTCTTTATTCATTTCCTTCATTGTGTTGACCATAGCTTTGATTGTTTCCATCTTGGAAGGAACTTTTTCTTCTGCTTCAGAAACTTCTGCTTCTTCGTCAGCGCCTTCGCCTTCTTTGATTTTTTCAGCCTTATCAGGTTTCCCTTCACCCTTTTGTTGTGGGTCTGCGGAAATCTCTTTGACTCCATCTTCTGCTTTATCTACAGAATCGACAGCTTTGTCAACAGGATTTTCTTCGGGTTTGACGACTTCAGCTTTTCCACTTTCTATTTTAGCGGAATCACTTGAACCTTGCTTAGGCGGGTTTTTGTCACCTTTCTCAGCTTTAGCGTCAGGTTGTCCTGCCTCTAATAGCTCATCTTGGTTTGTATCTAACTCTGCCATATTTTTCTCCTGTTTGAGTTTACTTTTTTATTTATATGTTATAAGTTCTTAACGAACGTTTTCCATAAATTAATTTTTGTTTCTTCAAGTCTAACCTGCTTTTCGTTCTTTAAAACTTCTCTCATAGACTCCATTTCTTGTCTTTTTAGGATTCCATTGTCCATAATCCACTCAACACCTTCCATGATACCGTCTACGAAGGCATCTGGCGCTGAAGGGTCTGCGACAATATCACCTGCAGTTGCAAGTTGAAAGTCCGACTTCACATACTGTGCGTCTGATTTTTGTTCTAATGAACCAAGTCCTCTTGAAGAGACACCTAGTTTTGCACCGTCATTGATAAGATTTTTTACAATCTCACCATTTGGAGTGCTCAAAATTTTTGCTTTACCTACCCAATTACTACCGTCTTCGTGAAGTTCGGTAATCATGTGGGATACTTTGTCTAAATTGATTGTTGGCCCTTCGGGGTGTCCTAACTCACCGAATGCTCTTTGTTCGTTTACGAATTCTTTTACGTAACGATTGACTTCTTTTGCCATGATTTCTTTGGGATAGATTCTTCCGTTACGATTCTTTATGTCTGCTTGCATAAAGACACCTTCGATAAAGTAATCTTTTTTACCATTTTCTTTTGATTCGATTAATGGTTTTGCTTCGTTATACTCTGAAATTAATTTCATTGAAAATTTCCTCTTCTGTTACCCCTTCAAAATTCATTTGTTTAAAGAGTTTGGATAATTCCTTCACAGATTTTTCTGCGTCCTTCAAGTCCTTGTAAGGCCCTGTTTCATTATTATTAACGAATGCGTAAATGTCTTTACCCATTTTACTATAGGTAATGTTGTAGGTCTTTCCACCAGTTTTCATTGTATCTACTTTAAGTTCTTTATGTTTTTTAGGCAACTTAAATTTCGCCTCATAAAGTTCTCTTGATATAGATGCAAAAGATTTCATTTACTCTTCCTCTGCTGTAGCTTCAGGTTCATTTTTCATCCAATCAACCGTTGCTTCCACTCTCTTCATGTCCACTGCTTGGGCAGCTTTCTCTTTAATGCCGTCAAAAATAGAATCCTTAGCGTCTTGCAACTTACCTTGTTCTATTTCGTCAACTATCTTTTTTGCTATTTCAGTCATTTATTAAAATCCCCCAAATTCATCGTCACCACCTTCTTCGTCTCCACCCTCGTCTTCCATTTGTTTGTCCATAAGTTTCATTTCTTCTTCTGTTTGCATTAAGATATTCTTACGTACAAACTCCTGAGAATAATACTTACCAACATACTCGTCTACGGTTGATAAAGTCTCAAGTCTCTCACGCATAATTTCAGCGTCTTTCAACTCTGCGAAGTGGTTATCGCTAGCATAATCAAACTGTACGAAGTCTTTGACCATTTTGTCAAATTCTTCGCCACTTACAATTTCTTTTAGTATCAATTGAGTTCTTAAAACGTCAACAAATACTCTACTAAACTTCTTTTGAAGTCTATTCGTGAACTTATTAAACTTAAGTTCATCTCTTTGGATTTCGGACGCACGTCCCAAATTGAATCCTGCGTCTGCTTCCATTCTAGAAGCTGGAATACTTAAACTCTTGTATAACTTCGACTTAAAGTATTCAATGTCTTCTATCTCCGAGAGATTTTGTCCGCCTGGCAAAGTTGTTATCTCTGTCCCACGTCCACCTTCTCTCCTAGGTAACCAAAAATCTTCCAACATAGACATATGTTTTCTATCATCTTTGATTTCACCTGTGTCTGCATTGTAAACAAGTTTATTTCTATACTTGTTCATAACCTCAGACAAATACTGTTCTGCTTTTGCCTTTGGAAGGTTACCTACGTCAATGTAGAAAATCCTTCTTTCGGGTGCACGTGATATCCTATAGATAACTAGTGCGTCTTCCATCATTGATAACTGGTTTGCAGTCTTCAATGCTTTATGAAGATACCCAATGACTACGTTCTTTGTGTAGTCTAATAAACCCGATGTAGTATATGATACTGCTTCGGGAGCAATCTTCACGGACGTTCCGTCATTCGCTGAAGATTTATCAAAACCTTTATCGTTGAAGACAAAAAATTCTTCAACTTGTTTTATTACGTCAACACCTGCTTTGTCCGATTTACCTTTGATTACATTTCTGACCTTCTTAATTTTAAGTGGGTCAATGTTTCTTAGGTCTACAATACCTGCTTTCGGACGTTTGCCGTCAACGACCTTATGGAAGTATATCCTTCCATCTATGTACCATTTTCGGAATAATTCGTGAGAGTTCTGATTGAACTTCATTAAGGCAAGAATATGATTAAACTCGTCATGTATCTTGTTTTTGATACTATCAGAAAGTTTTACGTTTCTGAGGTCGAGTGATACAATCTTGTCTTGAGAATCCGATGTAATACACTCATTAACAATATCTTCAATCGCTGAGTCACACTCAGGGATTAGAGATATTTCACGGTATCTTGTAATGAGACCAACCTCATTCTTGATACCACCTTCCATATCAATGTAGGAACCATATGCTCCACCTGATATGAACCCGCCTGGTTGTTGTTGAATGACGGGTGTACCGTCATCTTCAACAGGGGGGACGAAGGAAGGTGCCTTAGACACCTCTATGCTTCGTAGTTCATCCTTTTTACGGGATATTTCAAACCCAAAAATTTCCATACTAATATTTATACTCCCCTAAAAGGGTGTATTTCACTTTAATTAAATAACTCTTTCCCAGTGAGAATAGTCAAATGAAACTTCAAAAGTTTCAACTTCGTCAGCAGTTCCCATATTCAGTTCAATACCACCGATATTTTGAGGGAACATATTGAAGAATTCGTATCTCGCAAGGACTGAGTCATCTTTGTTTAACTGTTCAACGAATGCTCGTGATAACAAGTAATCGTTATTAATCGCACCGATACCTGAGTCTAACTGACTGATATCCAACTGCCATGATTCTAGGGCATTTCTTACACTGAATTCAACATCGTTGATTACAGTAACTGCCCATGGTTCAAAGGTTCTGTCTCCAGCAAGTTTCAAGTTCATTCCTCTGAATGGAACTGTGACCTGACCGACAGTCATAGCGGGAATCTGAGCAGCTTGACATAGAAACTCTATCTTATTACCTGTTCTAGGTATGAAGACTCGGAACCTATTAGCTCTAGGGCCACCAGCGATTAGTTGCGCTTTAAATTCATCTATTGTTGCCATTTATTTCTCCCTTAGACTGCACCGTATAATTCACTAAACTCTACACCACTTCTAGCGGCAACAAAGTTCAATGTAATGAAGTTAATCGACCTGTTAGGTTTAACGAAGATAGAACATACAAATTCATTTCTATCGATAACACTATCAGTGTTGTTTGTTTCGTCACATAATACTTGGAAATCTACAAGACCACGTCTGTTCTTCACGTCTCTTAAGAAAGGTTCAACAGCAGCTCTAAACTGTGCTCTTGTGAATGCGTCATTGAATTCAAAGAGTTGTGCTTTAGCGGCAGTTGCGATTGCCTTTTCTAGGACTATGAACAATCTTCTTACATTGATTCTATCGAATGCAGAAGGTGTTGATAACATAGTTTTGTCACCAAATAGGACTGTTCCTTGGCCTGGGAATGTAACAATTGGGTTAACCCTTGCACTGTATAAGTCGTCTCTAGACGATTGTGAAGGATTAAATGCAAGTTTAGTTACACCTAAGTATTGACCTCTTGAGAAACCAGCAGGTGAGAACCATGGGTCTCTTAATAAGTCACTTCTTGCCATTAGACCTGCAGTATGTCCATTGCCTGGAATCCAACAGTATTTGTCGTTATATCTTTCGTAAATGTATAACCAACCACTATCCATAACTGAATAAGAAGAACTTGTTGCAGTATTAGCGGAGGCAATTACATTTGCGGATTGTGTTGATTCTGAGGAAACTCCAACTACGTCATTCTTTCTTGGTGATACGATTGCCATACAATCTTTTCTAGATTCACAAAGAAGAATCGCTTGGTTTGTTAAAGTTGTCCAATCTGTTAAGATATCTTGTTCTGTTCCCGAACCGTTATCAGTTCTTGAAGAACCTACGATTAAGAATGAGATATCTACTGTTTCAGCGTCACCGAAGTGTGTTGACCATGCACCGAACTTCTCAGCGGCTGTTGGCATTCTACCATTTGAACCACCTGAAAGTGTGTCATTTACTGGAAGAGTCATTACACCGAAACCATCTGATAAAGATTCTGCTAATGTTCTGTGTTCATTACCACTATCGTGAGTACCAGTTACTGGTGAACCGTCATCTCCTGTAGAGTGACCTGCCCAGTATACGTATGTTGATTTTCTTTCAATTACGTCTCTGTAGTAGTTTGATGCACCTTGAGCGTCTTTAGCGTCACTTGCAAGTGATACGAAACCGAATGTTTCTAGAACTTCGTTTTGAGTTCCACTCCACACACCGTCTTCGTCACTTACTACTACGTGACATTCGTCTAATGATGCACCGACAGCAGCTGCAGATGCGGAAGTGCCTGGAGCTTTATCAAAGAAAGAATGGAACTCCCATTTCCTGTTTATATTGACTGGTGTACTTGAACCGTCAACTGCTGTTGTTAATCCTGTGTTTGCAGGTTGGTTAATTGCTTCAATAGTAAGAGTTGTACCTGAACTTGCGGTAATTCTGTATTCTTGTCCTAAGTGATTATCAAATGTGATAATATCTCTTACTCTAAACAATGTAGTTGCGTTTGCAACACCTGTTATTGAAAGCGCTCCAACTGCGTTATTTCCTGTAGATGTTCCAGCGTTGTCTGTCTCGAAGGCAGTTGCTGTTGAACAAACAGATACTTTTAAGGAGTTTCCTAAAACTCCTGCGTGACGGGCTACCCACCTTCCTGCTGTACCTGATAAGGCACCACTTTGGTAAGATTGAACATATTCGTCACTATTCTTTATTAGCGTTGAACCATGTCCAGCTGAATTCGCACTAAACAATCCTGTAGAGTTTATTCTAACTACTCTTAGAGAAGAACCATATCTTAAAAATCCTTCAGCTGAATAGTAGTCCTCTGCAGCTCCGTTGGTGTTAGCAGGTTCGTGAAAATTCTCTACTAGTCCCTTTTGGTCTGAAATTGTTACTACTTCATCAACAGGGCCCCATTGGAATGTCCCTGCGAAAGCACCAGTTGTACTGGATACTGCAGGCACAACATTTGTAAGGTCAATCTCTTTAACCTGTACGC